TAACTATCCGAGACCGCAAAGATCCTCACGAGAAAGAAGGCAACGATGAAACAATCCCCATGCTCCATGAGACATGGACCTTGCTTCATGGTTTATGGTTGTGCAGCAAGCAGCGGGGCAGGGTGTTTTGTCAGGTGGCTACAGCGGGTGCTGTGTCAGACAAGTTTGCAGACGTTGCCCAGTTAGCCGGATGTCCTGATCTGCGTTTTCATGATCTTAGACACGAGGCGTGTAGCCGTTTGTTTGAACAGAAGTTATCAATAGAGCAAGTAGCGCTAGTGTCCGGTCACAAATCGTGGGACACGTTAAAGCGCTACACACAGTTAAAGCCTGGGGAAGTGTTGGCTGCTATAGAGGGTAGTTGATTACTTTGGATTCAAGGTAAGCAGCGACTTCGGGGGTTGGGAACAAATATTTTTTGCCGTGTTTAATGTAGGGCAAATGTAGTTGACCACGAGCGGCTTGTTTGTAGATTGCGTCGTTTTGTACTTTAAGTAACTGTGCAATTTCAGGTAAGTCCATAAACGGCCCGTATTTTGCTACTAGCAGCTCTTCCATTTTTGTGGACTCCAAGTTGATTGTGCTTGTGCTCCACTATTCCAACCTGTAATCACGTTGAGTTCTTGGGTCCAGCTACTTTTGGCTCTTTTGGGTTGAAATATTTTCCACGAATCGCCTGACCCGTCTATCCAGCTGTCTAACGTACTAAGTCCCATTTGCTGTCTCCTGAACATCTATAAGTTTGTTTAAGTACCATAGTGCTTTTTGTAAATCTTCAAGAGGTTTGCCTTTGTATTGATAGCGCCACAAATACTTAATGCAATTTCCTTTGCAATATCCTTGAAATTCAAGAGAAGACATGGATGCTTCGATTGCAGTAATGCATTCGATGCTGCCATTGTTGTAGTGGGGAGGGCGCTGAACTGCGTCTGACATAGCTACCTCATGTAGATTTATTAGAGCAACTAATAGATAAAGACAATACCAAAATGGGGTGCAAATGCAAGCTAATTTATAAGATATGCGATGATTGGGAGCAGCTTTGCGTCTAGTTGATTTTTAGGCGTTTTATCGTCTGGTTCAACGATTTCTAATTTATTATTATTTTTCTTTTTGATAACTAACCATTGTGGAGTACGAATGCTTGATTTGAGCTTTGGTTTAGGGTAGTTGAGTAAGTTGTAGCAAAGTATTAGTTGGCCTGCGTAACCAAGTGGTGGGAGATCTTTTTCTAGCCTGATAGCGCATACAGCTTTGTACTGGTCATCAAACACAGAACCAATGACGCGTCGGCGGTATTGTACTTCTTTGCTGGTACGCAAGGTTTTGCTGTGCACCCAAGTAACGGGAATGCGAAAGCGTTCTGCTTCTATGGGGCAGTAGTCTGGATCGATTTCGTGGGGGTCAACTTCGAGGAAATTAGCGAGTTTTGCGACGGCTTCGTCGTGTAATTCGGTAATGTTGTTAAGATATTGACTAAACGCACCTTGGGTCCAACCTAGTGTTTTAGCAGCTTGAGATTGGTTAGTTTCAAGCGATCTTTTGCGTTCTTCCCATATGCGGCGAAGATTTTGTACTGCTTTTGGGAGCGTACCTCCCATGTTGCTATCCTCCTGATAAGCAATGCTGCGTTATTAGCGAAGCTAACTCCTTAAAAGATAAGGAGTTATTCACAAGCTCATCCTGTGATGCTGTTTGTGTAATGTGGGGTCCATAGAATACTTGCGCTGACCGCTCCCATCCTACAGCTAGGATGGTAGTCTGTTGGAAATCACTCATTTTTGTCAACCAAATTTGCTGTAATTCGGATAAGCCAAAGGTGACAACTGTTGTTTTGCGCTTAGGCAGCTTTATGTATTTATACTCAACCCACAAAGAACCGGCGGGTCCGCAGTAAAAAGCATCAGGGACGCCGCCGGTATAGGTATCGTGGATTTTCCAACGATACACTTCGGGTGAAAGATGCCGATGCACGGCTTTTATGAAGCCGTGCTCGTTCAATCAGACTTACTTATCGAATGGAGTATTTGCATACTCTTCGTAAATTTGTCCTGCTTTTTCGTAGGCTTCTTTCGTGGCCCAACCCAGTTTGTTGATAGTAATGTTCTGGTAGCTTGAGCCACCTGCTTTAGATGTCTTTAGCTCAGAACCGACTTCCCAGACTGTAGCAAAGCGGTCGCCCCCAATGTTACGAAGGTTGGTATTCCACAGCTTTGAAGTTTTGGCTTTGCTTTTGTTGAGATGAAACATGACTGGTTGATCTGCGACTTCTTTTGTTTTGGGATCAATAGTCAACACCATGTGCGCGTGGTTTTCGTATATTTCGTAGTTCTGCTTGTTTGCATCTTCAAGATTGTCGAGGTGTTCGTGCGCTTCAGCTTCTGTTTCAAAGTGATATGCACGGTAGTCATTGACTTGCACGCCATACTTTGGCTTGCAAGTCCAATAACAAAACACTGTGATATTGAGGCAGGTAAAGCCTTTTGGAAATCGCTCGTCGGTTACGATATTGCGAAAATCACCCGGCTTCCAATCGCCGTCACCTTCTTGTACTACCTTAGATGAGGCATGAACCTGTACGATTTGCGGAATGATGACGTTGTTGCCAACGTTCTCATTACCACGACCGATGCCGTTCATAACATCTTTGAGGTGAGCAGGGATTTTGTCGTCAAGAATTGCTAAATCATTCATCTTTGGTTTCCTATTAATTTACACGTATTGCTATTTTGCGAAGCTCTCGCGGTGTTACTCCAGGGATTGCAACGCCTAAAGCCCACAGTTCTCTGCATGCGGTGCTTGATAAACGGCGTTGTAAAACTTCGAAGTTGCGTGTTTCTGCAAGCCATTCAAAAAACTGTTCCCAGTTTTCGACTTGCGGTACAACTTCTTCACGGACAGCTACAGACGCAGCGTCGTTAGCTGCTTTTGTTTGTCCTTGTTGATCTAGCGTCTGGATAAGATTCCAGTCGAGTTCGCTTTTTTGCTTGTTAAGCTCTTTGAGCTGAGCATTAACGTCATCAATAGCTTTTTTGTTAGCGACGCGTTGTTCAATTATTTCGCCTAGGTTCATGCTGTTTTCCTTAGTTCATTAAGTTTATTGAGTACTTTTAGTAAGTCTTCCATTCGTCCAAGTTTGGTTTGTAACTTGTCGTAAACATCTGGCTCCCAAGTGTCGCGAGCGGCAATCTGGATTACCTCGGTCTTAGCTGTCTGACCTGCACGGTAGATTCGTCGATTGAACTGCTGATAGTGCTCAGCGTTATAAGTGGGTGATGCCCAGATAACTGATGTAGCGCGAGTCAACGTAAGACCGTGACCTGCAGACTGTGGATGTGCATACACAACCTGTAGCTGGCCTGACTGCATGTGATCAACGATGTCTTTGCGTTTGTTGGCAGGTGTGCTGCCGTCGATAAAGTCGTACTTGATACCGGCTTGTTCTGACAGCTCGGTTAACTTTTCGCGCTCGTGTCGCCAGTTAAATGCAACAAGCGAGTGTTCGCGTGCTTGCACAAGATCCAAGACCAACTTGTAGCGGTCATCATGTACCGTGATAGGTGTGCCATGGTCGTCGTAAATGGCACCGGTACACAGTTGCAATAGCTTTTTAACTTTGGCACCAGCGTGGATTGCATTAATTGTGCCTTTGCCTGTGTACAGCACTGACTCGTCAGCAAGTGTGTTGTATTGCTTGAGTATTTTAGGTGGCAGATCCACATACATGATGTGGACAGACTGCTCGGGCATATCAAGACAGGCTTCTAATGTGTAACGAATGTTGATGTCTTTGATAGCAGCAGCAACAATTTCCTGTGCTTCAGGTTTGTCGACCCATACGTTGGCAAAACCATTGAATTGAGGTGTGCAAACAGCATTACGGAAACCGTAGAACCTATGTCCGAGACGAGCGCCGTCATCGACTAGCAGGGTAGGGTGCCATACGTCGAGAATTGTGTTGCTGTTAGGTGTGCCAGACATAGCAATGCGGTACTCAAACAGCTTTACTAGTTTTGCCATGGCTTTACTGCGCTGGCTGTCTTTGTTTTTGAACGCCGTAAATTCGTCTATACAAATGGTGTCAAAGCCATCTAAGGCTTGCGGGTTTTTGACAAGCCACTTTACTGCGTCGTGATTAGTAATCACGATGTCTACGTCTTCTTTGAATGCGTCTGCCCGGTTGCGGGCGTATGCAATGGAATACTTTAGTTTCGGTTGGAACTTGGTGCAGTCGTCTCCCCAGCTGGCTCCAAGGATGCTGAGTGGTGCAAGTACAAGAAGCTTACCTTTACGCCGTTGGGCGTATGCGTCGAGTACAGAACGTGTTTTGCCTGTGCCGGGATCGCTTGTGATGAGTACTCTGGGGTTATCGATAATGAACTGAGTTGTTGTTGCTTGGTGTTCAAACGGCTTTTGCATTTTTCATTTCTCATATTTATTAGCTTTTTCCAATCACTTTTAATTTCTTTTGGGCTTCTTCAATCACTATTTCTTCAGGGTCAGGGTCTTCGCCTTCGTCGTATTCAGGTGCAAGAAGTTGTATTTGGAGGGTGCGGCCATCCCATTCATAGGCATCGAGATGTATCTCGACTTTTATCCGCATATGTCCTCCTGACTGCAGTATTATTAGCCATGCTAATACTAGTGCTCAAAAAATACAACATTTTTATCCTGTGATTCCCAGCAAATTGTGCATGCTGCACAACTGGGAACTCGGCCAATTTGTTCAGGGCAGACTAGTTTGGTACGACCAAAGTGCCAGTCTTCTGGTCTGCCCTTAACACATGATGTGCTAAACAAAGTAGCAGTATCGTCCGAAAAGCGAACAC